GAGTAACTAGTTTCCATTCATGAAGAAGATTTGCAATCGTATTCAATCTTGCATGGTCTTCTGTTGTGAAATTAGAAGGTTTTCCATCAAGGAGAAATAGCTGCTTGAAGTGGATAATATAAAATTTACCCTTCTTATGAAGAATATGACAACTTTGATATAATGTATTATCCTTTTTAGAAGCTATTCCTATTCTTGTCAATGTCTCTCTAACTTTGAGGAAATCGTCCTGTTGACTAAGTTGAACTTCAATCAGATCGTCTAAATTTATTAGCATTATTCACTCCACCTCTGTTCAGTAAATTTTCGATTTCAGAAATCTGTTCATCAGTGAGAATGGTCAATGCTTCTCTAGCTTTATCGTTCGAGAACTTGAAAAACTCTTTTATGATTTCCAAATTTTCGATTTCTTCTCTCTTTTGCCACTTCTGAAATGGTCTTTTGTATGATCTAATTGTATTTAGCAGGTAGTCATTCTGCATCTTTTTGTCAGTTTGGCAAAGAATATTCATTTGGTTAGCATAAAAAATACAATCATAGTGCTGAGATAGAGCTTTATTGACGATGAATGAAACATAAGTCTTTTCAAAGTCAGGATCACTAGATATATCTTTATTAGTTTCCAATATCGATTTGATTACGTCTTTGAATAGATCCATGGATAATTTTCTTTCAAAATGCCGAAGTGGAGTATTTGATCATTTCTTTCAAAATGGTTTTATTCAATTCATGAATAGGAGTCACTGCGTCCTGATAGATTGGAATTCGAATCATTTCTCTTCCATCATATGTGACAAAGATATTATGTTTGAATTTTTTCGGAGCGACTTCAAATAGCCATCCGTCGTATTCGAATTTATGCGACGGAGATGGAATACTAATAAAAAATAGACGATCTACAGATTTTAGTTTTCTAAGTTGTGAAGATTTGACTCCAAAAGCTTTGGCTTTAATGAATGGAACCTGGCACTTTACTTCTACAGATTCATCATTGACAACAAGGTCTTTTTTACTATCAAAATGAAAAAGAGAGTGTTCTACCAAATTTCCTTCTTTTGCCAGCCAATTTGCAACGTATTTTTCACCCATCGTACCTAGAATTTGAATTTTTTCACTATGTTTCATGATATGTTTATCTCTTTTCTTATTTGAATTCAACATCGACCATCAATTCAGTCAACATTGCGACTGTATTGATTTCTTGATCAGCCACGAAAGCAGCTTGATACTGATATCTGGAAATAATCACTACAGCCTGAGGGATGGATTCAGGTTTCATGTAGTCATACATTCCATCGTACAGCTTTCTAAAGATTTTTGCTGGATCAATATCGGAATTGAGAACAACCCACTTTCTCATTTCTCTAAAGTTTTTTTCCTTTAGATTTTTGACAAGATCGCCAATATTTTTAACATCAACAATCTGTGCCAAAACAGAGGCATCGATTTTACCATTCTTAGAATATCTTTGAAGCTCATTCAATGTTCGTCTAAAGTCTGGAAAAAACTTCTCGACAAGCTTGATAAGAACAGCTTTATCAAATTCAATTTTTTCCTTGTCCAGGATTTCACATACACGCTTGAAGAATGAAAGAGCCATTTTTGGACGTTCATCTGCATTCAATGTAAAATCTACAACTGAACACCTAGAATGTAGAGCTTCAATCAATCGAGCTTTGAAATTGCATGTGAAAATAAAAGTACAATTGGAAGAAAATTCTTCCATTGAACCTCTAAGAGCAGCCTGTGCTTCCGGAGTTATGTAATCAGCTTCATCTAGGATAATTACTTTTCTTCCACCAGCAAGAGCAACTGTTGATGCATATCCTCTGATCTTGACTCGAAGCGTATCAATACCTCTTTCTTCCGATGAATTGATAAACAGATAATTGATTCCAAGTTCTTCGCACATGGCAACTGCGACTGAAGTCTTTCCGACTCCAGCCGTGCCAGTCAACATGAGATTTGGAATTGATTTAGTGTCTACAAATTCCTGAAAAACTGTCTTGAGTCTATCTGGAAGAATACAATCAGCTACCCTCTTTGGTCTATATTTTTGTGAGAATAGAAATTCAGACATTTTACCTCATTCTTAGGTTGAAATTGGCCCATTCATTACGATATCATAGAATTCTTCGAATGTTCTATTTTCTTCGACTTCGTCCTTGAAGGTGGCACGATGAGCAGTCTTGGCTAGCTTTTTGACAAGCTTCTTATCAAGTCCCATTTCATCTTCCATCTTTGACAGAATCTCTTTTTGGAGCTCCCTCTCGGCTGCTTGACGTGTCATGGAATCGTCAAGCTCTTGGATGATTCCTTTGAGCTTTTGTTTGTCAGCAGAAGATAGTGAATTCACATTTCTATTTGCGCTGTTGTGTCCAACTACTGTCATGATATATGTATCTCCTTATTTCTTTTTTGGAAGGAAAGCGATAAAGTACTTGATGTTTGTTTTCTTTCCTGTAAATTTCGAAAATGCACCAAGTTTCATTTCTACTGTATAGTCGTCTTGCAAAATTTTGATGTTGTCGGTTACAAAACTCTCAGAAAATACCTTATCAGTTAAGCCCACTACTGTAGATGCATAATTTGAAGTATCATTCTTTTTGTCATGCACTTTCATCTTGATTTCACCATTCTCTCCGACTAGGGAAAGATTGCCCAAAGTATTCATAGATGCAAGCTTTAGAATTTTTGTCAGACTTGAGTATGGCAGATCAAACGTCACATCAGGATCTTTCATATCGAAAGGTTTATCTGGTGGAAATTTGATAAGCTCTGGACGAATGGGACATGCTAGATAGTCCATAGTCATTGTTCCGTCATTCAGTGTAACCATCTTTTCAGTGAATGCCAGATCAGGATTTTGCAGAGTAGTTACGTTTCCTAAGAACTGGTTCAAATCGGAAATTCCAAAATCAATTTCGAATTCGTCTTCAAGTTCTGCTCTTGCAAGGATGTTTTCTTCCTGCGAAATTGTTTGTTGAATTTTTCCTTTTCGAATTACCATTCCTGGATTGATAGACGCAAAATTCTTTAGAACTGAAAGACCGTATTCACTCAATTTCATTCCAAAATCTCCTATGTTGATTTATTGCTTATAATAGCATGATGCTCGCGAATTGTCAATTGATAATTGCCAAGATTTGACTTTTCAAGTCTTCTAATGTTCCATCATTTTTGATTGTATGATGATTTTTTCCTCCTGATCTACCGATCCAATCCCATTCGGAAAGATGAATGTCTGGATATTTTTGTGTCATGTATGGCATACAAAATTTATTTTGAATCCAAGCGGCTCCAAACCATTCAGGAAGAGGACCTCTTTGAATTTCAAAAAACGCTCCATTCAAACTTTGAATGAACTCTAATTCATTCTTGAATCTAACATCAGGAATGACATATTTCCCGTCGGTTTTCAGTTTTCTTTCTAGAGAATCAATCCATATGTTCCCATGAATCGTATCTCTCATTGCTTCTGTGCCAACCTTCTGGAGGATATATCTTGGAGTAATTTCTTTCCCCATCTTCTTAGACCAAAAAGGATCGACTAGTTCTCGGAAATTTCTGCTTTCTATAGTGTCACCTTCTAAAAGCGGTCTATCCCATCCAAAAACGGCACTTACGCAATCCTTCAGGGAATCAGCAAAAGATACTTTTTCGAATCCAAATTCTTGAACCAAAATATCCGATGCTGCGCCCTTGCCTGATCCTATCAGTCCGCATATTCCAATAATCTGCATTATATGTTTTCCCTCATGATGATCTGCATATTGATAGATTTTGCATATTCCAATTCTTGAGTTACTCCAAGAGATTCTTTCCATCCTGGAATTGCATGTAGAATTAGACCGTTACATTTGTCCATTATTGTTCGATTGAAATTCCACCAATACGCTGCATCTGTAGGCATCTTATACAGCTTAGACATTTCATGGCTGTATAAGATCGGCGAGAAAACATAAACGTTTTGATTCAAAAGTTCAGCTGAACATTTCATGACTGATTGATATCTGGCTTCCCTAACTTCGATATCCGGATGTGAATATGGGGAAGCCAGATAATACATCAAAGGAACTGAAGAGGTACCGAGAAAATTTGAATATACATCTCTCATTATTTCACCTTTCATAATAATGTTGAATTTATAGTTGACCGGTCATCGCAGCAATTTTGACCATGTCTCCGGAGAATGCATACGTACCAATATGCTGGGACTTCATCCATGGGCACAACCAAACTTTTCCACCGATTGCTCTCCAATATTGACAGAACATATAATCTTCTGACAGGTATCTATGGGAATCAGGATCAATTACTGTGTCGAAGTATGCATGAATATATCTTGATCCGTCGAAATTCTCTTGTCCAAGATGATCTGGCTTATAATTCAAATGAGGATATTCTTCTTTGAATTTGTCAAACACTGCTCTTTTGACCATCATGAATCCCGTTCCAATTTCGAGAACTTCTAGGGGTTCATTGACGTTAAATGATTTTGTTCCGGGAACAGCATTGAATACATAATCTCCTGCAACGCCCTCTAGTTCACCAGGATTGAATTTCGATTCATCAAATCCTTCAGCTTTCAGGAGCTTCTTAGATGCGTTCCATACGCCTCTCCAGTTGATAGACTTTTTTGTATATGGTCCGCCAATAACGTCTTTGTCAAGGGCGATCAGAGCTAAAACGTCCTGTGGATCAAAGTGAATATCTGAGTCGATAAACAATAGATGAGTCATGCCCGATCTTAGAAATTCATCAACTAGATAATTGCGCGCACGAGTGATCAAGCTTTCATTGAAAAGAAAAGAAAACTTAACTTCTACACCATACTTGATACAAAGCCCTTGAAGGTCAAGACAAGCTTTCATAAAAAGTCCAGTTGCCATTCCTCCATAGCATGGAGTACAAACCATAAGCTTAGTTTTTCGCAGATCATCAGCTTTAATTGTCAATTCCATTTTATAATTTCTCCTTAGTACTAATCACGTTCAAAAGCGAACATGATTATATAGTATACGAAAAAGAGGGTCGCAGCTTTCGCCACGCCCTCCTTTGCCGTCACAGCAACTAATTATCAATTACCCATTCGATAATAGAGCTTTTGTTCTCCGTTTACAGTACGGTAGTTGCTGTAGATGCGATGCCCCTCGGTACGTAGATCATAAATCCTCTTTCGAACCGATGCCTTCGGCACTCGTGTACGATCTGCAATTTTAGCAACCGTGACACCTGCGCCTAACATAGATTCGGTCTTGGAAAGATAATTTAGTACCTTGCTAGTCTGAGTCATTCATACATCTCCATAAAATGGGCGCTTAGTTTTTTTATAACCACCTGCGCCCTTCAGTGGCTACTTCAAAATCAGAACTTGACGAACTTTTCTTCCTCTTCATCCTTCTTTGCGGTAGCAGGAAGAGGATTGATCGTTTCGTCAATCTTCTTATAGAAGTCGAGGAACGAATTTTTCGTATCAGCATCAAATCGATTGAGACACAACGTAATAGCCTTTTCACGATTGTGGCCGAAGATTGCGTAAGCCTCGACAATATGCACGAGTCGGCGAGTAGAGATAATTTCCGAAACGGCAGACTCATAGAAAGACTTACGGATCATGTCCGCCCAACGAATGAGAAGCTCGACAAACTCAGGAGCTTCCACACCAGAACTGCGCATAACGTTAGTCAAAATCTTGGATTCGATCTTTAGGGAAGGATATTCTTGTTCCATAGTAATGGAGAAACGCTCAAGAAAAGCTTCATTCAAAACGTTGGTGCCGATGAACCGACCGTCATCCGATCCCTTACCCTTAGTGTTGGCCGTTGCAATGATATTGAAGCCCTTAGCAGGCGTGACAACACGACTGATCTTCTTGAGGAAGACATTCTTACCTTCAAGGACAGGCTGCAAACACATAAGCTTATTAGAGCCAAGATCGACTTCATCGAGAAGGAGAACGGCGCCGCGTTCCATAGCAGTCACAACCGGACCATCGTGCCATACAGTCTTGCCATCGACAAGACGGAAGCCACCGAGAAGGTCATCTTCATCAGTTTCGATTGTGATGTTGACGCGGATCAATTCGCGCTTTTCGGTCGCGCATACCTGATCGACCATCATAGTCTTGCCGTTACCAGAAAGACCTGTGATGAATACAGGATAAAATCGCTTCGATTTCACGATTGCACGAACGTCATTGAAGTGACCGAAAGGCACATAGCCTTTGACATGTTCAGGCACAAAAGACATGTCATTCTGCTTAGCAGGCGGTGCGACGGCGGGCTGAGCCAGAACGGCGGTCAAATTTTCGGTATTTTCTACGACCTTAGAGTTAGGAGCCTTGGCCAGAACTTCAAGCGGCAGCCTATAGACTCCACGTGAAACTGAATATTCGGAATTTTGAGTTAGCCAATTAGGAAACGGAACTCCCTCGCTATCACAAATAGCAATGATTTCTTTTCGGGTGATAGTCTCCACCTTGCCAAGAACCGAAACGGCTGCGGTGACGAATTCGGAGCGATCAATCTTCTTAGGCATTCGATTTGCTTTCCTCGTTTGATGTTGAGTATATTATAGATGGTTTAGGCGTGGAAGTCAACAGATACCTGTAGAATTTTTTTCTTTTTTTCTACAGGTATCTGTAATTTTTTTCTAGTGCATTTCCCCAGCAATTCGAGTAATAAAGGAAGTCAAGAGTACTCGATTTGCACGCTTCTTAAGGGAAAACTTAATAAAGTTTTTAGTCATAGCTTTGGCAGTCATGTTTGGCAACACATTCAATTGTGCATCTCCATTCTGATCGTATGTTGACTGGATGATATAATGTTCATCGTATCCTGAGGAATTCTTGATCCCGAAAAACTTATTATCGCGCCAAGAATTCAAATTAGTTTCAGAATTCGTAATAGAAGAATCCAACATCCAACCAAGACTCCCAAGGCTTTTCGAAGGATGAAGATAAAATCCGACGATATTAGCATCAGTTCTATCCTTGAGAACGCGGAGATACGTAGCAGTCATTTTGTATCCCGAAGGATTTTCAACAAAATACGTCTTCTTAGTGGTGGGATCCTTCAGAATATACATAACTTTCGAACTCGCGCGAACCGAGTATCCAAAACTAGCATTCCAACCAGAGTTATCAGAAGCTCCGTCCGACAAAATGATAGCATTCACAATCTGAAGCTTGTTCTTTTTCTTAAACTCTGGCAAAATTTGCGAGAGGGCAAGAATTGCAGGGTTCAGAGGAGTAGAATGCATAGTGTCACATGACGGCTGAAACTTATCTGCCATAAACCACATCATTTGACATGCGATATTATAAGTTGAAGAATTCATCCGCGACGAAAGAACGTTTCGAAGCTTGAACGGGCCGAAATTGATGGTTTTGTCGTGATTGATGAACAAAGGATCAGGATTAAGTTTCCAAGAATTGAAGTTTGCATCGACTCCATGACCAAGAGCTGTTCTAAAGATGTACACTTCAAACGGAACACCAATTCGCTTGCAGAAAATAGTCAAGCTCAAAAGTTGTTTTACCGTATTCTTCAAGTTAGACAACATCGAACCAGACCAATCCATAAGCAAAATGAACCCATGATTTTTGCCTTCAGGAACAACAGTTACCTTTTTGAACAGATCATCATCAAACTTGTAACGAACAAGCTTGTTC